AAGAGCTATTTCAACAAATTCTTCACCCTCTACAACAGCATCGTAGAATTCCATATGGTTTATTATTTCCGGCAACCTCTCACTCACTGGTATCCAGCGTTGCGCCGCCTCAAGCTCGGCAATGCGGGATTGAAACGCAGCGTTTTCGGCTTTAAGGTTAGCAACTTGCTCTATGTATCCCATTTCGCCAAGAGATTTATAAACGGCAGTTACGTCCAACATTGCAACCCGCTCTTTTAGTTCAGCGTTCTCCGCCTCAAGCTCGGCAATGCGCTTGCGAAGGTCATCCTCAATCGGACGGGTGTCCCAATATTTATAATAAACAACAGCGCCACACTGTCCGCATACAATTTGTTCTGTATACGTATTTATTTCGACACGGCTACTTTCACCACAAAACGGACACGGTATCAATTCTTCGCTCATTCATCACCTCGTTCATTTCGACTATTGACTATTAACTCTTGACCGCATTGACACATAAATCTCGTGGTGTTGCCAGACACAAAGCCTGTGAACTGCTCGTGACAAACTGGGCATGTGTAAAAACTTTCATATACAACGGTTTCTCGACGATAAACAATAACGTTTTTTGGTCGTTTTGATATTTTAGTCATCATTATTCCTTTCTTTTTCTACTGGCCGGTGTTGACAATACTTCCAGATTGATGGTCCTTCATACACAACTCCGTTTATCCGCTTATCTCACGCCCTTACTTAGGTTATCAGCCTTTTTCAGGACGATATAGGACTCCCTTCCCACTGGGTCTGCTCCTACCAGTTTTGATTTCTGCTCTACATCATTTCGCTCATTCCTGCACCTCCGGCAATTCCGGTTCTTCTTTCCAGTGAGTGATATATTCACAACGATTGCCGTGATAATAAATGCCATCATCTGTAAGCCATTGAAGGTTTGTCTTATCTCTATTTAGTGCCGTGCAAGTGCCTTTATTCGTCCTTTCCAAAATCGAATCGTAGAAAAGTATCGACGTACCAAACTCCGGCAACCCCTCGGTCACCGGTATCCAGCGTTGAGCTTCCTCAAGCTCGGCAATGCGAGCACGTAACTCATCCTCAATCGGTCGGGTTTGCCATTTCTCTTTTGCCACAGTTTCCATGTAGTCACGAGCCGGCTTTGGTTCATCTTCCAAATAACTCTCTGCGACAAAAGGTCCAGTTGCGTGGCACTTACTGCAATGCGCGGTTGAATAGGTATCGTAAGAAAATGGATTGTCTGTAAGGGTAATATAATAATCTTCACTCCCACAAAACGGACAGGGAGGAAGCCCCTCAGTTTTAGTTACACTTTTTGTATTCATTTGGCAAGAGTCCTTTCCGGCAAATAAACTAAGCGGTACCCACCTGTACCTGAATAGAAACTCTTGTACTCGCCCGGATATTCGTCTCGTTCCTCATAAAATGGACAATCAATTTTTCTGGTAGGCAGTTTTTCGTACCAGTCTGTTCCCTCGCTGTCTTGCCACCACAAATCATTCTCGTCTACACAGTGCGGAGTTCCCGGAAAATATGGTCCATAATCACCAACCTGTTGTTCGTCAATAAACAACCCACAGGTAAAACAGGCTTGATTGTCTGGATTGTGATAACACTTGTGCTGTTCGTGGTTACGAATACCCCACTCTGTAACCAACAACTTTTTACAAAAAGAGCATTTATATCGGGTTACCTTTTCGCTCATCTCATCCTCCTAATCATCAAAAGTATTTCTGAATAAAGGAATTTCATCAAGGCTCATAACCTCTGGTACTTTACTCCAGTCTACGCCTTTTGTTTCTTCCTCTTCCCAGAAACCTTCTGGTGCTTCTTCTGGGTGGTCTGAATAATAGTCTTCTGCGTCAACTATCAACGAACCTTCGCCGTTGCACTCGTCACAGATTTCTTCATGTTCATCATGGCTTCCGTCCCAATAGAGCCAGTCGAGAACCCAGACGATACCTTCGCCCTCGCATTCAGGACAAGTAATTTCAATCATCTTGTTTGCCATTCTTTACATTCCTTTTCGATTTTCTCTACTCTGATTTCGCCTGTCGCTAACATTCTAAAGATTAGGTCTGCTGTTCTTGCTGCGCCTACTTTTATCCCAAGAATAAAACCTGCAATTGAACTGACTACTCCCATTAAGATAAACCAACCTGTCAATTCCATTTCATTCCTCCTTTTGCTCTACCCAACCATACTTTTCTGGTTGTTTCCGTAACATTTCTATTGTCTGGTCTATGTACCGCTGGTCGTAATAATTAATTTCAAATAAATCTTCCGGATAGCAAGATTCACTATTAGCGACTGTTCGCAACCCATGTCCGGTTCGGTAAAAGAACCTGCAGAACATCAGCTTATCGTGAACCCAGCTTGTAACAAATCCAATCTCTACATCTGGTGATTTCCAATATTCTGATTCTCGATAACAGAACTCCTTCCGCACATAATCTGGCACATATATCACCTGTAGTCCGACTTTCAAATTCTCTTGCTTTATCATTTCTGCTCCTTTGCCCAACCTTCTTTATTCTCATTCACATTTTCACCTGTTACTTCTCTGATGAAGTCTTGCTCTTTTGTGTTGATTTCTGAAAATCCTTCAGCATAGAACCTCTTGTATTTCGTTGGCGCATAACCGCCATGTGCCGCTTCATTCCAAACTTCGTTAATTGCTTCTACTGAATAAAACTTTTCGCCTATGCCTCTATTTCTAACTCCTATTACTTTTGCTAAAACATAACCTTCATAAGTTTGCGCTGGTACTCGATACCAATTGCCAATCTTGATGTCTTCCTCTTTCATTCTGTCTCCTCGTCTAAGCCACGTTCCAGAACGGTGACACTGTCCCACCCCCACCACCAGCTCTCTAAAACCAGCTTATTTCCGTTATCTAATTTAATCGTGCAAGTGTCCCTTTCGTCTTTCTTCGTCACCTTACCTACATTACCAAATACTTCTACAATGTCTCCAACTTCTACTTCCATACTCGTCTCCTTTTCTAATTGCACTTCCGGTTATGTTTCCGGTCATCTACTTCTTGCCAAATAAGGCAACCCGATACTACTAATACTAATATAACTATGAACCACATGTCCTCAGCTCCTCCGGCACTACTACGTAATTAAGATGGTCCCGCTTCAATTCTTTACCGTTCATAAAATAGCGACTCGTTCCTACTATGTAACGGGTATTCAGCGTTCCTGTTTCCCAGTCCATCCATTGCTCTTGATGGAATTCCTTTTCCATTTCGACCCAAATGTTCTTCTTGATTATCTTATGCTTGATTGCCGTCAACGGCTGTGAACTGTGAATCCGTCCGGTGTCTTTTGATACCTCTGCTCTAATCGGCATCCTGATTATTACTAATCTTCTTTGTTCCATTTCGTCTCCTTTCTATTTGGCTTACTTTGCGTTTCTGATTGCGGCTTTCAAATACTCTTGCTGCAGTCTCCAACCGAACTCCGTGTGAATGAGTTCGACCTCTGTACCGCCATCCATGTAAAAGTAATGGCACGTACCGTTTAACTCGTATGCGACTGGTGAATTAGTCCGCCAATCCAGCCTGATTTCATAATCGGCTTCCTTGATTACTGACACGAATATGTAACCTCTCGCGGCTTCATATTCACTGCAAACCTGACCACATACTACACCGGTTTTCTTTTCGACTTCCAATTTCACTACTGTCCTTCGAGTTTCCTTGACCATTTCGTCTCCTTTATTCTTGGCGGATAACTGATGACTGAACTTCCCAGATAAAAACTCTATCGGCAAGCCCTTCGTCCTCCAACCCTGATAACCTGCGGTCTAAAATGATAATCCGCAACTCAGGGACAACAAGCACTACTGAATACCACTGTCCATATACATTGACTAAAGCTGGTCGTTGTAACAATCTCGCAACTTCGATGCTACTCATCAACTTTTTCTCTTCCTGAGTTAGGATGTCTCCATGAATAAAGTCATCAGCCCTTCTCAAATAATCCTTCAGGGTTTGATATACTTCTTCCTCTTGCTGCCATCCCATTTCTCTGAGCAATGACTGAGTTTTGATTATGTCTTGATACTTGATTTCCTTGTTCATTTCGTCTCCTTGTTCCTTTCACTCTTGACAATTGGTTTAGTTAGTTTCATATATACATTCTACACTATTGCTATACAATTGTCAAGGGTGAATTTCAAAATTGGTCAAATTAGATTTTCTTCCAATTCTCCCATAAATAGCTATAGAGTTTCACCACTAATTCCGCGGAACTCTTGTCCCCCATATCCCGGATATTCATAAGTCGCAAGTTATCAAAAGCCTCCTGCACATCTTCTCTTAACGGCTCTGGTATCGCATAATACTTAGCCAAAATGCTGTCGCCCTTTCCACTTTTGTTGCTTATAATCACTTCTTCTATGTCCATGTGAATCGGCTTACCGCTTTTGACTTTTGTCCTGTAATGTTTAGAAATAGTCATCAGAATCCTCGTAATCTGCGATTTTATTTGCGTCTTTCCGTGCTAACCGGGTGATTATTCTCGCCTTGACTTCGTAACTCGCTCCTGTTGTTCCGTCTCTGCGCTCGTAAAGTTTTGGACCACCTGTGACCCTGTCCGCAATAGTGGTTCCTACAATATGCACCATGTCGCCTACCCGGACGTGCTTCTCTGTATAATTTGCGCTACCACCCCACAGATAAACCGTGAACCAAATAGTGTAAGGATTATTCTTTGACCATACCGATGAACCCACAGACAACTTAACTACTTTGTCTCCTTGCGGTGTTTCTGTGATTACCGGGTCTCTGCCTACATATCCGATAAAGCTAATCTCGTTAAACATTATTCTCCTCGTTATTTTGCTCTCTGTATAACCTTCTGAATTTTTCCGGATTCGTTTCTACTTTTCCTTTACTCCTTGAATCCGATTTGTGCCCTTGCGCTTTCCATCGCTTCAATATCGCTAAAGCATACTTCCAGCTCCGTTTGTTCTGCACTGCTGATTCTTTCAACGCTTCTATAATCCAATCCTCTCTGTAATCCTCTAATGCTGTCTTCAAACTATCTGAAATAGACGGTGTTAATAAACCAATCTCACTCTCATATATCTTGAAAACATTTTCTAAAACCGCTGGCACCTCTTTTTTATTCTCATTATCATTCTCATTATCATTATCATTATCATTATCATATAGGATAAGGTGTTCCGATAAGGTATTGGAATAAGGTATTCCTATAAGGTGTTCGCCTGTTTTCTTGTCTACAGAATTGAAACCGCCAGTTTCGTTCCAATTCTTCATTATCATCACCCGACCTTTACCGTTATATTTGACACGGTCTGTCCAATTCTCTGGTGCCGGGTAACACGATTCTACCGCCCACTGTGGGTCCTGATGCCTCCACCAATTGACAATCTGCAACAACTTTTTCTTGCTGCTCGTATAGCGGAATAGCATCCCATTCTTAATGAGTGAGTCGATAGACTCACTCATTGATTCTGTGGACTTCATGTCTGCCGGAAACAACTGAGCTTTAATCAATAACGGATTGTCTTGAAACCTGCCTTGGTCATCTGCTACTACGATAATCAGTCCTAACCAAACAAGCCGGGTCATGTCCTCCAACTCGATAAAAGTCTCGTCCATAAATATTTCCGACTTTATAAAACGCTTACTCGCCATTTGTTCCTCCATGAATTAGCTCCATATTGTTCTAAACGGCATAGTCTGCTCTAACTGCGTCTAATTCTTCCTGTGCATATTCGCTAAGTAAGAAGGTCTTTCTGTCCTTATCCCACTCCGGGCTTAACCATGAAAGACCTGCTGTAATCATTTCCGGCTCTACTTCTGCGATGCTTCGATGTCCAAATAAGATTTCTTGTACATCATGTCTCACATCCGGGTCATCATCACCCAACAGCTGGATAAGTGCTGCGACTAATATCTGGCTGTCTTTTGAAGTCGCTGGCTGGCTCTTCCTCGCCATTCTTTTGAGATTTCCTATCAAGATATTAGACTCATAAGGTCTGGTCGCTCGACTGACTCCTGTGTTTGCTCTCGGGGCTGGTTTCATCACTACCATTTCTGCACTTTCATTGCGCTCTTGCTCTACGGAATTAGCGTCATTATCTTCATCAGCGTACAAACCAAACGCTGACGCTAACCCATACCGTCTCAAATAAGTGATTATCGCACCTGCTTCTTGCGCCGGATTCTTAGTCCCTACAAATGCGATTGTAAAATCACTCTCTAACGATTCACCGCTTTCGTGCAATATGATTGTCTTTACTCCGATTCTCATACCCTCGTAACCAGTCACCGGGAATTGCACCCAACTCAACCCATGCTTCGGCGCATGTTTATTGATGTGATTAATGATTGCTCCGAGACTTGAATATCTGGACTTAAAATACGGATTCTCGCTGTCAAATGGCACTAATCCGCTTGCCTCCTTATGGAAGGCGACTAACGCAATTGCTAAATTCTTTTGTTCCATTTCTTTCTCCTTTTAGAATGGCAAATAATCGTAATCCCGGTGACCACAATCTAAGCAGTACCAGTAATACGGTTCGTTAATTGGCTCGTCATCCTCTGATAACGATTCATATTTGACTTCTAAGTGCTCTATCCATGAAGTGCTTCCACATTCAGGGCATCGCTGTCTCTTGTTTATTTTATTGGATTGCATTATAATAATGTTCTCCTTCATAGGATTCGTCTCCTTAGTAGGCAGTAAAGAGTGCAGTTTATGGCTGCACTCTTCGCTTTATTCCTGCGCTCTCAACTTCAAAATGTATTGGAAGTAATATCTGACCGCTTCGTTGATGATTCCTGCCATAGACCTTCGCTCCATCTCTTTCAATTTCTCGATTTGCGCTACAGTCTCGTCAGTCAATGTTACCGATGTGATTTTACTCATACGACTCCTCTCTCTTGTGTCCACTCATTGTACACCCGTATTGTATAATTGTCAATTAGCGACTCTATAGCCTCCGGGCTTCTAACATTGCGCCAGCCATTTCTTCCATCGTTGTCGAGACTTCTCGATTCTGATAACCTGCGAAGTCTGATGTCGCCATCACAAAATCTGCAACCGTTCTTGGCTTAGCGTCTGCAACTGCCTTGCTCCAAAACTTTGAAGTTTCTACAGAGAGTGCGTACCGATTTGTCCACCGCTTGACGATAGCGTCTACCTCTTGCTCTAATTCTATCTTGGTTGCTCCGATGTACAAGTCAATTCCTTTGCTGGCATTGTTCATAGCCAAAGTTAGCGCATGCCAGACGTAACCTTTCATCGCCCACCGCTGACCCATGTGAACTTGACGCATACGCTGTTCTTCTTTCCACCCAAATATCACTCCGTTCGTGCAATAGGAACGATACATTCCACCTGCAATGCGGACGCTGCCTGTGCCATCTTCGCTGTTCCGGATATGCACCGCTGGTTTCAAACCGCCATAACCGCCACCGTCATAAGACTGCGGGTTGTCGAGATTCGGGTCTGCGTTCACAGAATCAAACAAAATCCAAGCGTCAAGGCTATCACCGACCTCCGGCTTCCAGATAACAGGATTCAGTTGGTCCATCCCTTCCTTTTCCAGAATCACGCTGGCATCCTGCCACAAATCCCAATGGTTGTAAATAAGATAACGCTCGCTCAAAACTGAACGCAAAACGTTCCCTTCTGGCTCTTGACGGAACCGGAACAAATGTTCTCCTGACACGTCTTGCTTCAGTCGGTTGACAATCGTTTCCTCTAAATCTCCCGGACATCGCTTAGACCGCATCCAACCTGCGGGTGCACCAACCTTTTCACATAACTTGCTATAACCGACTTCATTACAATTGCCGTACAAGTTCACACCACCAGCCGGGATTGTTACAAATCCGCCAGCCTTATAGCTCATGCCATCAATTCTGTCGTACACATCTACTAATTTGCTTTTGTGAGAATGAAGCTGCACCTCAAACTCTCTTAGACCGATTTTTTCATATCTTTGCGACATTTTACATTCCTCCGTATATGTTTATATAGTTTATTCAATTTCCTCGAATTTCTCGGTTATTACGCTCTTCCCGAGTGACAATACAAATGCTTTGTAACTTCGACAATCTAATAACTTCCCCGTGACCTTACGATGTCTTACACTAACCAAAAACATATATATAAGGGTGGGTTTGCCAGAGTCAAACCAAGACTCATCACGCATCGCTGTGATAATCTCTTTTGGAGTACCACGATAGGCACTCCCGTTCTGAAGCTTTAGTCGATATTTTCTCATATCACCTCCTTCCTAAAAGATTCTACTGAGTGTAAGTCCACTCATCTCTTTGATTCTCAGATTTAGATATTTCGACATAGCAGCGATTCTTGTATCCTCGCTGTTGTCGCTAATCCCGTACCGTTTCTTGAATGCCGATAACTGCATCTTCACCGCATAAGTGTTCATGTATCGGCTTGATGTTTCGTCCACGAAACCTACCATCAACACTACCCAATTGATGATTTTCTCTGCACTGGTAGTACCGCTGTGCTGTCTGAATTCGATTGAACCATGAGTCACGACTGAAGTCAAATTGACTTTCACGTACCGTGTGCCGATGTGATTATGATAAGCAACTACCGGATTCTTCACGAAGTCTTCCTTGTAACGCTGGTAATCTCTCTCGATACCTGAGCAATAAGTGTTGTTATTCGCTCTCCGTGACTCGGGCATTAGAGCATCGAATAACCGCTCCCACCTCGCATAAGCTACGAAAACTTTTCCGATGTCTTTCTGGCTAAGGTCTCTTGCGTCTACATGGACATGTAATCCGCATGACTTGTCGACTTTTACACCGACTGAATTGAGAGCTTCGCACGCCAACTCGATTTGATGTAATCCGTCTTCACCCGATAGGATAGGACTGACTAACTCATAACCACAAGATGAATCCGGAACCAACTTCCAGTCAGTCTGTGAATCATGATGATTGTAACCATCGTTCCTGCAGGTCAATCCTTTGGATTCTACTGCCTCTCGGATTTCCCATAATGAATACCCTGAAAGTGATTTGAATTCAATCTCTACTCCAAACTTGCGATTGCTGAATTCCATGTTTCTCGTCTCCTTTAGTGGTTTATTTGAACTCATATATACATTCTACACCATATCTATATATATGTCAAGGGTATTTTCAAAATTGGTTTGATGAATTTTAAGAATAATAAAAGCCGCTCTTCAGCGGCTCTTATGTAGCTCATCAATTATCGAAACAACTACGCTAAACTGGTCTGTCTGCCTTTATCTGCAATACTTCTTTATTCTGTGGCGTGATAGAATATGCGACCTGATTCAAAATCGTTGCGGTAAAGAACACGGTCAACAAGTTCCAAACGGTGATTGGTTCGGCTGTTTGCAGTACGCCATAAAATGCGAGCAGGTAAACACCTACTGAAACCAGCGCGAGTAAACCAAGCATGATGCCTGACTTGACTTCTGATTTCAATGCAGCGTACCAAGTGTTCAATCCCGGGAACCAACCGAACAACCAACTCAATATTACGCCGACAATTCCGGCTATCAACTCTGGTGTGAATTCAATAAACATGATTTTACTCCTCATATTTTACAGGACATAATCCTGCTGCTTCTATCTGCTTGACTAACTTTCTTGCCCACGCTCGCAACTTGACGTTTTCAGAAACAATAGCTGCAAACTGGCTGTCCATATCTTCTTTATACTTATCAAAATCTGTTTTAAGCTGCTCATACTTTCCGTCTTGTTCCTTGAAGTTAGCAAACATTTTACTGATTGTATCTGCGTCTGAATTCTTGACATCAGACGCTTGCTTCTTGGTCGAATAGTATAAAGCGACTAACGCTACTAACAGTGATACTCCAGTCACGATATTGTCGAAGTTCATTTCTTCCTCCGTAATATCGCCAACGTCCTGATTGCACCTGCAGCTACAAAGGCTAAGGTTATTAAAATACCTGACCTTACAAACACTTGATGACTTGGCAAGCGTAAATCAAAATAAGTGCGATAAAGCGAATAGCCGTAATAGACCGCCCAATATATGCCTATTACGCCTAATCCGCATTTTATCCACGACCCTTTTAATATGATTGCCTGTCTGAATTCTGCATACGCCATGATAAGCGCAAGTATGACAATGGCTACTTTTTCAAGCTCGTATATGTCCATCTTGACTCCTAATATCTTTCAGAATATTAGATAAGTTTTCAGACTGCATTTTCTCACCAATGAATCGGCGTTTCCATGCTGTCTGCTCAACCATAGCCCTGTCAATTAACTTAATTATATCATCATCATCGTCCATGTCTACAGGGTACGCTTGCAAGTGATTATACTTATCCCAATTCTTTGGCAGGTTCTTTGTTTCGTTATTACTCCGGTTGACGACATGCTGATTCAATGCGATAACTGGCTTACCTCTCGCTACTGCAAGGTGCAAGTACATTCCTTCGCCTACTACCAAATCGGCGATATCAATCTCTGCATAACTTCCGTCCGGCTTGGCGTTCTTCCAAATGACTTTCGGACTGTTCCATAATCCGTTATTTTCAAGCGAGCCTATCATGCGGACTACAATCTGCACATTTTCTAATGAAAGTAATTTCTTGAACGCTCTGGCGTTGGCTTGTTTCGCTTCTGGTCTAAGCTTGTTCCCTGCTGGGTGCATGGGTGCAAATGTAATCCGCTTGACCTTCTTCACGTTCTGGAACGGTAAAATCGGACAATAACCCCAACCAATGCTTTCTACCCTGATGTTCGGCGTAATGATTTTCTGGACTTCTTTCTGCCCTTCGCCAACTACTAATATTGCCTTAAATTCTTCCGGCAATTCCATTACTCCGTCATACCACCAACAAGCGACCGCTGTGTGCGGATATATAACCAAAGTCGAACGTCGCTTCTCGAACATCCTCACCAGTTTCGGGTGGTGATTTGTATCGAATAAAGCGATGTCTGCTTTCTGGCTATACTCCCAACCTGCCTCTTTCAAGGCAAGGTCTATCGGCAACCCTTTATGTTGATGATGAAGTATCCAATAACGCATTATGCAAGTATCCAGCAGAATTCCCATTGCGGTCTGTTTCTGCGATAAAACTTCTTTATCTCGAAACCAGCTTCAATGAACTTAGCTTCCCATTCCTCTTTGCTCAAATGCCATTCATATTGACGGCTTCCACCTCGCAGCTGCCGGAAGTCATGAGCACCTTTATCGTATAGCAGATTATTAGGAATTTCTACATAGCACACCCCGTCTTTCTTGAGAAAACTCTTCATCTTTTTCAGATTTTCTTCTAGCTCTCTAAAATGCTCTGCACTGCCTAAGCAGACAATAACTTGGAATTTCTTTCGAGTGCTGTACTCGGTCAAAAAAACAGCATCAAAAACGCCGTCCGGCAACTTTTGGGTACATAGGTCTATTGCCACTTGCGACAAGTCAATTCCGTATAGTTTCGCCGGGCTGTGCCGCTTCTTGAAGTACTCGAGCGTATGCCCATTACCGCAACCTACGTCTAAGATTTCAAGCGGCTCCGGAACGAATTGCTTTACCGCTTCATAGGCAAGTTTATCTCGCTCTACAACCGCCCACTTGCCTTTGTCTGTTGTATAGTACTCGTCATATTTCTTAATCAGTTCTGCGTCTGTAATCATGCTATTCCTTTCTTCTGGCAACCCATAAGGTCTCCACTATTTCAATATCCGTCCATAATCCTGACGGAACAATAACCTCATCAACCAATCGTTGAACATGTCCGATGACTATGTCATGTAAAGCCAAATATCCACCCGGAACAATAAACTTGCCGAACGAATCATAATCGCTCTTGACCCAATCATATCTATGGTCGCCGTCAATGAATAATGCGCCTAACGGCATGTTCCAAACTTTGCCTATTTCTCGACTATCGCCTTTGACCGGAATTACATTAGTCAAGCCATATTTTCTCATGTTAGCAATAAAGGCTTCATGACTGGCTCTCTGGTGGTACCCTCGCCTTTTATCATTTTCAGTAGGCTCATAATCAACGGCTCGTAAGTCCCATAAATCTATTGCATATACTTTCTGTTTCGTGCCACTCGCAAGGAAGGCTGTTGACTTACCGCAATAAGAACCAATATTCAAAACCGGATACTCTGAATTTTCTGCTAAGGCGTGAAGTTTGAAGCACTCGCTATCGTACATCACGCCTTTGATTTTCAATAATCCGTTCATTATCGCTCTTGAATCTGGATACTAAGCGTCCGTTCATCTGTCCTGCCTGCTGACGTGGTTATTTTACAAGCAATGTCATACCATTCGCCTACAGTACCACCTGACAACCAGACAGTTACAACCCCAGCATCTTCGGTGCTGGAGTCCACCGTCAAGCCCGTGTCGGCTGTGATGGTGTAATCGGTGATTGTCTCGCCGGTTGCCAGCCAGTCACTCGTTGCGCCCGACACGCCGTGAGTTAGCGGTTTCCAGTCAAAAGCCCAGTCCAGTATTGCCGAAGGGTCTTTCGTAAATTGGTTATTTGCCATAGAACTCCTTAATCATCATCCGTGCATTGCAGCACAGCATATGTGCGATTATCGCCAGCGATTGTGTAAAGTCTGCCTTCAGCGTCAATTGTGTAGGTTCTGCAAGCCGGTGTCGGTGTGAGTATGAACAATCCCACGCTCGTGCCAACCAGCACATAACTCCCCACTCCGAGAGCGAATATGCGGTGGGATGTCAGGCTTGCGTTCGTGCCAGTGAGAGCATAAGAGCCAGCCTCACAAGCCATAACCAACGCGCGGTAGAAGTCGGCGTTTGTACCAGTCAAAGTGTACGAACCTGCGTTGCACGCCATCGTGCGAGCAGAAGTCAAGCCTGCGTTTGTTCCGGTTAGCGCGTAACTACCAACCTCACAAGCGAGCGTGAAATTTTGCGCACCTTGCGTGTAAGTGAGTGTTACATCAGAGCCTGTGAGCGTGTACGAGCCAGTCTCACAAGCGAGCGAGTAGTTGCGTTGAATTACGAAACTTACATTTGAACCTGTGAGGGTGTAAGCGCCTGCTTCACAAGTGAGCGAGTACGCCTTCGAGTTTCCGAATGTAATGTCCGTGCCGGTTAGCGAGTACGAACCAGGCTCACAGACAAGCGTGTAATTTCGTTGAACAGTGAGCGTTGCATCTGTGCCTGTGATTAAGTAATTGCCAGCAGAGCAAGCTAACGCATAATTCCGCTTGACCGTCAAGTCGACGTTAGTGCCAGTCAGACTGTAACTTCCAGCTTCACAGGTTAGCGTGTAATGTCGGGTGACCGTCAAGTCGGCGTTAGCACCAGTAAGCGCATAACTTCCAGCTTCACAGGTTAGCGTGTAATGTCGGGTGACCGTGAGGTCGGCGTTAGTGCCAGTAAGCGAGTACGAACCGGCGGCGCAAGTGAGGGTTAGGTTTTGCGCTCCGCCTGCGCTGTGAGCAACGGTCAGGACAGGTCGGTACGCTTCGGTGGCGTGGTCGGCAGAACAGAAATAAACGTTGGAAAGCTCTCCAGAATCATACGTTTCACCGTCTTGGTCCATCTTGCCCATTAGCGCATAATATGTATAGCCTGTTTTGCTTATCCACGCTGTTGCCAGATTGCCGCTTGCGTATTGTGTATTTGCGGATATGTTGGCGGTATTCTGCCAGATTGAGTTGTCTTGACTTGCCGCCTTCGCCCCATCATAAGCGGTTTCCCTATCCGTTGCGTCTGTAAGTGTAAGACTGCCCCAGTCATATTTTTTTATCAGAACATCAAAATATGCCCCACCTGCTGCCTTTGTGACAGAGTAGGGCGTTAGTTTTAAGTTAACTTGCGTAATGGTGTGGCTGTCATCAATTCCACTTGTATCAAACTTGAAATATGCGCGTGCTATCTGCCTAAAAGTAGTGCCATTCCCCGCCCAGCCGCATTGCAAATACGCATTTGTCAAATTCGATGATATGGATGTTTCGCCGGTGGCATTGCCAAGAATATACCCGTCCCCCGTATCGCCAGCGTAATCAGGGTCAATCACAACAGGGAACACCGCGCCTGTCACATCCGCGCTAAATTCCAGTATGCCGTTTTCATAGGAAGTGGAAGTCGGTAACTCATTTCCTTCTGCATCAATGGCGATAGTAGGGGTGAGGCGTGCCACCTGCTCCCCGTCTGCACCATAAAGCCAGCCGTCAACTTCAGTCAAGCCAACAAGGTCAATCTGCTGTTGGAAGCGGGTCGGAGCGTCTGCGTTCTCTAAAATCCAGTCAGTCTTGATGCCGTTCCAGCTGGAGTGAATGACTCTCGTCACATTTCGCAAGCTGGTGAGGGTAATGTCTCTGCCCTCTCTGCTTATGCCATTGACAAGCAGATTACCCCATCGGTTTGTGCGAGTGAGCCAACATTTGGGGCGGTTGATGATGATGTATTCAGTTTCTACATTGCGTCTTGGATACCAACGCCACGCCCCGATTGAGTCGAAGCGTACTTTGTGGTTCATTCGTTGGGCGCGGAAAGAAAAGCCGTCAAGCCCGTCTGTTTCCCAATTCTCGTCAGCAGGAAGCCAAGCACCCTGCTCGTCCTGATAGCTTACATCGTGGACGCCGATTTCCTGCACGAAAGTACCGGCAGGTAAACTGTCATCCTGATATTCTATGAACTTTCGCCCACGTCTGACTTCGGTTTTCATCCAACCTCACACGCTCTAACCGCCCCAGCCCAACGCAAGGGCGGTTTCATATTCGCCACGATTACGCCAAGCTAAACAGTTCTGAGCCGAAGTCGAGTTTGAACGTGTCGCCCGATGCGAGCGTGACTTCCGATGTGTAGTCGAAGTAGCAAATGAGCGGGTCGTTGGCTGCGGTGTCGTTGTAGACGATGACGTAGCGGAACGGTCCAACTGCGCCCGAAGCGGTCATTGTCAGGTCATTCGGAACGTATTTGTACGTGCCGGAAGTCTGCCCAGAGCTGCTCTTTGTCAGAGTCACGCTGTTTACCGCAGGCGCGGCAATAGTGGTAATGTCGCCCAGAACTGCGTCATCCGAAGCAGACGGAGCATTTGCTGCGCTGCTCAATGCGACCTTGATGGTGTTAGTATCGAAATTGTGAACGCCGTGAGCAAGGTCTTCTACGAAACATTGAAATTTTGTGTAAGTTGCCATTAGTTATTCCTCCGAATGGGTCTAAATTAATTGATTTTTCTGTACCCGACTATGCGGTATACCTTGTTCTCATACTTGCTCAAGTTGATTAGCGTGCCCGTCTCTGGGTCAACTGCCCACCAACTACCATCACGTTCACCCACAATCAGCACCCAATGCTGGTCGAGTTCACCACCTGCGTAGAAGTCTACAAGCCCTAATACAGGTCGCTTGCTATTTAAGATTCTGCGTGCCTGTGTTTCCCAACCTGTACCATTCCAGTACCAAGTGTAGTCGGTCAACTCTCGTTGGATTTCAGGGTATAGTACGCCCGGATACTTCCAGTACATATTGGCATACTTGATACCGCCTACATAGTTGTATTGATACCCACCCTTCAAACCGAGCAGGTTGTTATATCGTTTGGGGTCGGTGTCAATACCGAGATAGTCAAGATAATTCGCAACATTTGTAACCAAGCAACCCTGATGTTTCATCAGAACGCCGCTTGAACCCATCCGGTCATTCGCCCAACGCGGGTCGTACTGCGACCAGAGCTTCACTTTCAGCAACCCCGTCCAATCGTCCTCGACTGGTTCAGGTTCTGGAACAGTTACAATCGGCAAGTAAACATTGTGCGTTCCTCGTCCGAAGTAAGCGTCTAACTGCTCTCGTGTACCGTTGAATCGGTCTTGGTCTACGTAGTAGCTGCCAACCCCAACCTCTTTGCCCTTACCTCTGTCACAGGTCTGGTGAAATAACCACTTGCTTATGCCTATTGGCATTAACGGTGGAGGTGGCATTTCTGGGGTGAAAAGTGGCTTTGGCAACGCCGTCCGATAATACGCCAACCACCAGTCGGCAGCTATAAGTCGTAGGTCGGTCAAAAGCATATTGTCCTGAACCCAGTATTTGCGAGAATACAAAATCGGATAGCGACCAGTCACTTCTTTGATGCGTTCCATCATCACAAGCACCCGTCTCGAGACTTCAGCCTTTGACAATCCGTGACCGCTCTTTTCAAGGTCGAGTACCAGCCGGTCATACTTCCAGTCAACACCTGCTTGCGTCACAATATCAATCAGGTGGTTGGCTTGCCGTAGAGGGTCGTCACTTAGCCAGACGTAACAGTATGCGCCTCGGTTGTGCCCTATCAAACCTTGCCAGTTTGCGTAGAACTTGGGGTCGGTATAACCCCAACTCTCAGTAGCCTTCACGAACACAAAAGACGTGTTCGCTTTCATCTTGACATAGTCATTTACGCCTTGATGTTTGCTTAAATCCACGCCGAAGGGGTATGTCATGTTATGCCGCCTCGTAGATAATCACGCCGTTGACTAATTTTGTGCCAGACGCTGTCCAATTAGCGCCGGTAGCGTCTTTGTAGAAATTAATCTCTGTCGCACCGCCCTCTATCGTCCAAAATCCCGGCGGGCTTAAATTCATTCCGCTATCCGCAGCCCCTATAAATCCATTGACATACAGGTATGCTGCCGCTTGAATTGGCAATGACAATACAGCGTTTGTAGCATTTGAAGACCCATCTGCCATATAAATTATTGCAATAACTAACTTCCCTACTCTGCAATATCGGTAAACGCCTAATGGCAATGCCGTCCAACCTGTTTGTGTCGGCGTCCAGTCCAGCCATGCGCCCGGCGATTCCTTCACTTTCAGACGCTCAACCTCACGCTCCAGTCGTTTCAATCGTTCTAATATTTTCTCATATGTGCCGGTCATAGCTCGCCCCAAAGTTTCACGTCTATTTGTTCGCCATTATTCTGGTCTACTTTTACTCTAACACTTGTTACATGGCAATCTACGTTATAGCCAAACGCTTCAGCCGTTAGAATGTCGCCAAACCCATAATGAATGTTATAGAGCATGCCCGGCGTATCGTGCATTGTTCCGGTCAATATCTGCTTAGGTTTGAATTCTTCGAGTGCAGCATCGCCATCGGATTCTAATGCCGCTGTAGTTTCATCATCTCGGCTATCTTTGAAGTATTCTCTCCTGTTCCACTTGCTTACAAGGATTCGATTCCAGTTAGCACGATAAACCAGCTCTCTATCTGAACCCTCACCTTGTCCGCCAACTATTGCATAGTTCCGTTCGTCGGCGTGATAAGTGCCGAAAGTAGGTTGACTGAAATTGCCATACTGCTTTCCTACCATTCGTGGGTCGCCTGATGTCCTACTATGGTCTTGCCCACGCTGTCCGGTATAAGTTCTAAACTCGAATTCACCCGGTGCTGTCCGCACTACGTCAAAGCCGAGCCAAACATCATTCTTCTCTTGAGCTAATTCACAGATTTCTTGAGCAACTATAAACACGTTCCTGTATGCGAAAGCTTTTGTAACGCTTGCGCCACCTAAACTAAGGTCTGGCGCAACTGCTATTTTCTGTCTGGTCGCATGGAAGGTCGCACCTGCACCGAGCTGCTCATATACCACTTCTTTCAGCATATCGTCTGGAACGCCTGTTTTTTCTGCTTCTGCGCTTGTAGACTTCGCTAAAACTATCGCTGTATCTAATAGCCAGTTAGCGTCTGAAGCGAGAAGCCGAATATGTTCTGCACCACTATTGTCAGCCCAAAATTCCCAGTCTTGTAGAAAATAAGCAGTTTCGTTCTGAAGCTCTAATACTCCACCTTTTTCACGCCAAATCTCGAATATATCGCCAACCGAGAATTCATCGTACTGTATAAGGTTTCTCGGCATGTTGATAACTAATGCGCCGATATTGTTCTGCGTCTTGACGTACTCTAAATCTGTGAACGCCTGAATAACACCTTTTCTAACACCTTCGTGAGTGTACCAAATGGCTTCATATCTCATAGCAACGCTCCATCAATGCCCCAGAATTTCGGATTCCAAACTATCGTTGCCCCTGAATCGGTTGTCGATTCCGTCATGAACAGCGAGAGCGCGTTCGAGCCCGGCTTCAGGTAGAAGTCGCCATAATCCGAGCCTGGTATCACGTAGCGCATCAGGTTGCCCCTGCCGTCCCAACCGCCCTGAAACTTCAAGTTGAGCGGGTCAAAGTTGAGTCCAATCCATTCCCCTGCTTGCAAAGTGAGCCCATCGAACATCACCGACTTCCCGGTCGTGTAGTTAGTAATTGATTTGAGCGTGCCTGGCCCGGTGACCGAGATGAACGGGTACGTGTTGGCTGACGCGCTTGCCACTCCGATTGCTAATATCCGGTCTGATACAATTCCGCATTTGGCGTTCGGCGTGCCTGCCGTGCCCGCGGTTGTAAATGCCCCACCGATATAGAGCGAGCCGTCTGAAGCGGGAAGAATGGAGTAGACAGAAGCCGTTCCCGGTAAGTCAATATCGAAAGGTTGCCACGCCCCGTTAGAATAAACAGCCACGCGGTCTGCTAAAGTAAGCCCGCCAGCGGTGGTAAAATTGCCAGCGGCGTAAAGCGTGCCGTAGTTCAATGCAATCGAAAGTACGATTCCATTTGTCCCCGTTCCAAGCGCGCCCCATGAAGCGCCATTCCAGTAAGCAATGTAATCTGCGCCTGCGTTGCCGCCAGCGTTTGTAAAATCGCCGCCGACAAATAGCAGCCCGTTATAACCAAAGGCAAGTGAATAAACAGACGCCCCAATATCTGTATTTGTACCAACAGCTGAAAACGCGCTCCCATCCCACTTGCACAAATATGGATAAGCGGCATCCGTGAATTGACCACCAATATACAAATCTCCGTTTGGTGCAAAAGCAAGCGACCTAACACCCTCAAGCGCAGGTGCTGTTAGTCCAGTAGAGAGCGCACTCCATGAAGTTCCGTTCCATTTAGCGATTTTTGACGTATTAGCAACCCCACCCGCGAGTGTGAAAGCGCCACCAGCATAAACGTCGCCATTTGGCGCGATAGCTATTGAAAAACAATAACCATTCAAACCCGTTCCAAGAGCGCTTACAGTTGGAGTGCCTTCTAAATCTGTAATTTTGACGATCAAATCACCGTCATTAGAACCTAAGTTCACGAAGTCACCACCGATATACAAATCGCCATTAGCGTCAAATGCCATCGCTCTAATAAGTCCACTAATTCCGGTGTAAACCGCTTCCCACTTTTCTGTTTCCGGATTCCAACGCGCCAGATAATCAGCATTTGCTTCAGTGCCTGCGTTTGTGAAAGTGCCGCCAGCATAAATTTTGCCATCGGGTGCTTCAGCCAAACGATAAACCAATCCATTCAGCCCCGTAATCTGGCTCTTATAAGCCGTGCCAGTCCACTTGACCCAGTTTCCATTCGGGTCTCGTTTGACGATAAACTCCGCCGGGAAGTCAGCCACCCAATCCAGTTCCGCTCCCTCTTGGTATGCACCTTGAAACAATCCGCTTGGAACGGTGAAAGTAAGCGTTTCTTTCTGGAACACAGGCGTGCTTGGCGTGTCGTTATGGCTTGGCTGAAATACACAAACAATATCCACAGGATTGGTTGCCTCATTGCCGTTAGCATCGAACCCTTGATACCGGATAATCCTCTGCTCGTGCCCTCGATAATCCGCGCCCCAATTGATTCCAAACTGCTCTCTGACTGGCAGGTTGCTCAAAAGGTCTGGGCGTAATGCGTCAAGAATAATATCCCGGTTGGTTTGCAAGTCGCCTTGATTGTCGCCAGTATAAGCAAGTACCATGCTGATATTCCGGCTCTTGCGAATATGCGTCTGATACATATCACCGCCGGAAGACATTTTCGTTAGAACCTGATTCCATTGCCCCATGCCGAAACCATGCACCGATAGCACTCTGGCGTAGTCGTTTATCAGCAGTAATTCACCACCCAGTCCGGTATTAGCTGACCTTGCGGAAGTAGAATTCCTGATTGCACCTGTCCAATGGCAACCGGGCGAGTAACCGTCAAAGAAAGTTGTTGCTACAGAATTCTGCTCAAACTGCGCACCGTCAACGTAGAAGGGGGCGGTGGAAGCGAGCGCCTTCCTAAGAACTGTTACTTTATAATCAGACGCGTTCTCACCTGATGTAAACGTGGTTTCTACTCTTTGCCAATATCCTGTGGCAATAAATGTAGTAGGGTCACCCCGCTCACTATTACTCCCATCAGTAGCGATGAGATACATTTCCTGCCCTGCGACACCTTTGACATAGCAACTGAAAGTATAGGTCACACCATTGACAACAGTCAAATTCGTATAAATCGCACCACTCACCACACCACTTGCGGTGTTGACCTTCATCGAATACGCGCCGAATCTCTGCTCATCGCCGGTCGCTTCAATAGTCACGCCGGAGCCGTAAGCCGCCCAATCCTCAACGAAATCTGGACTTGCAAAGGTCGGATTCTTTATTTGATTTTCGGCATACTTAGGTACGACAATCCAGAATTTCATTCTCTCTAAAGTAGGTGCTGTCATTATGTACCCCACGCTTCCATAAGCGAAAATGCCATTTGCATATCTCCTGCGTTAGCAGTCGTTGGCATAGTTAGATTGTAGTTATTAGTCACCATAGTTCCGCCAGATGCACCGTCACCGAGTGCGTTATTTGTTACTGAATTCAACTTGTGATTAGGTATGATTTCACCGTTCTGGTTAGGCACAAAGAACTCCGGACCTCGTTCACCAACAACGTATAACTTGTTCTTTTGAACCGGACCGCCGTCTGCCCTCAAATTCACGACATTACCTAACACTTGGTTTACCCTAATAGTCATGGTTCGGTCTTGCGCCGCCGCTCTGATTTGTGATACCACATAATCAAGGTCTTTCAATATGACCTTAATTGCAGCTTCCTTTTCTTCAATAGTCATATTATCAGCTGCGATAATATCCGCAATGGCTTGAGCGTCATCTACCGATATCTCTATATCTTTTGGAACTAACTCTAAAAGGTTAGCCATATCAACCATGTTCTCAAAACTCGCATAGGCAGCATCAGCACCTGCCTGTGTCATGTTCCCCATTTCAACTGCGGTATCGAAAAATAGCTTGGCTTCTGCTTTCGTCCAACCGTCAATTGCTAAGGTTTGCTGTAACATGTTCAATGCCGCTTGGTCTGATAAGGCATCTAACGTATCGCCTAACGCTTCATAATCGCCAACCAATTCTTGCACTTTTGATGAAGTGTTTCCGGCTGCGTCTGCCATATCAACTAATCCGTCACCGTTCACGTCCCATAATAGCGGGATTAGTTCTTCCATTTTCGCATTGATTTGACCTTGAATACTGTCATAGGCGTGCGCATACTGAATCATGTTACCCATGTTTGCCGATAAGGAAGTGATACCGTCAAAAGCTTGTTTATAAATAGCTTTCTGGATTATCATTTCCTCTGTTAGCCCACCGTGAGCAGCTGCATATTCTTCAGCAGCGGTCTTGCCTTCTCTCATTAGGCGAATATGCTCTGTAACCGAATTAGACGACTGGGTAGTTGCTTCGCCCATCAAATATTGTTTTTGCGCTACCCTATAAACCGCTCTTTCTAAATCCTGCAATTCCATTGTGCCTGAATGGAATGAAGTCGTAAGGTTGCTGTAAACATCATCGGTGATTAATCCTGCTTGGTTCATCAAGCGTAATTCACCTAAAGCGTCTTTGACCCGTCCTGCATATTGAGTGAGTGATAACTCGGCGTAGTTAGTCGCATCTGCAGAACCGTTGACTCTTGCGGAATATTCCTCAAAAGATGCGCCAGTTGCAATTGCTGTATCTCTAATATTGTTGATGTCATCATCTAACTGATTTACTTTATTGTTGACATGAACGGCTGCAGCTACTAAGGCTAATAAGGCAGCCGCTAACCCTGCTACTGCCAACGCACCAGCGATTGACGGTGCTGCAACCAATCCTAATTGCACTGCCATAGTCGCTAATTTCGGGACTAAGACACCAACCGTTGATACAATCTTGCCGAAAACGGTAAGCAAAGGTCCAGCAGCTGCTAAAGCCATAGCGAGCTGAACCGCTGTCTGAACAATGGCTGGGTCGAGATTACCTAACCATGTTACTAAGTTACCAATGCCAGTTACAAGCTTGCCTATCGTATCCGATAAAGTTGTAATAACCGGGTGCAATGACTCGCCTTCATCGAACAACTTACCAAAATTGCCTATCAGCGGAACAAGCGCATCTCCTGCGCCTTTTAGTGCTCCTACTAAATTCGTGCCGATAGCTACCTTAGCGTTTTCCATAGCCGCTTTGATTCTATCGCCTGTCGTTCCAAACTCGTCACTCATGGAAGCGGTATTTTCTTTCAACAATCTCATTACTTGAATCGTTGCAGCGGTCTGTTGCTCTGACTTTGAAAGCTCGTCAGTCGACTTACCAACCGATGCTGCATAATCCTCGTAAGCTTGCGCCAAGTCTACCTGAATACCTAAGTTATCAAGAATAAGCGGACTCAACCGACCTATACCTCTAACCATAGAAGTCATCATGTAATCCATGCTCTCGCCAGTCGCTGCGGATACCTTACCAAGATACTCCATTGCTTCTGGCAACATCACTGCAAAATCTTCACCTACCAATTGAGCGGCAAGGTTGAAGTTTTTCATCAAGTCTGTATTACTGATTAACCCTCTCGATGATTTCTGCAAGGCAGCGAGCATTGCGCTACCCATTGTTCCGGCTGATTCTGATACCCTGTTGAAACTGTCTTCAATCTGTAAGGCTGATTCTGCTTTCGCACCAAAACTAACAAGTGCTGCAGCTGCACCTGCTAACGGCAAGGTCACACCCATAGTGATACCTTTACCGATATTCGCCATTGTCTTTCCGGCTTGTTCTACTTTCTTGAATGAAGCTTCAAGCGAGCTTAATTCACCTTTAGCTTGCGAAGCACCGGATTTCAAACCGGAAGGGTCCATGCCTAATCTAACAAGTAGCTCAGCTATCACTCCCATGTTTAACTTCCTTTCCGCCGACTAAAGAATTAATCTGCCTGATTTGTTGCAATTGCTTATCTACAATATCAGTCTTATCCCATTCTGGCATTACATCGCTTGGCTGAATTGGATTCGGGTGCTTCTTCGTATCACGATAAATATTCAAAAGCGTAGACGTTGTCATAGCATGACCATACATGTCTACGTTTATCCCAAAGGGCTCTATCTGATAATACATCATCCACTCTGTCAGCTCTCTACTCGAAACCCTTTGCAGAAGCTCTGCTACTGTCATTCCTAATTGCAGGGCAAGTCGGAAGTAGAATTTCCGGTTGCCCTGTTTTAGTTTTTTACAAGAGCGTCAGCATCTTCCGGTGTCAATCCGCTCAACTTTTGTGCTACATCAAACACTCTCTGCAAGGCAATGGCTGACTTTCCTGATAGGACTTCAATATCCTTTTCAGTAAAGAGCCGCTCTTTCTTTTCATCGCAGATACTAAGGCTTGCAAGCTTCGCTCGGAAGTTTTTCATATTAGTTTTCGTGTCTGAATTCTTTTCAGTATAGACAGACATCTCTAACCAATCTCTCTCTGCGCCAGTAAGCCCTTTAACGAGCACTTCACCGCCCCATTCTGGGACTTTGACTATTTCTGTCGGAATGTCAGCACATTCTAAAATCTGTTTTCGAGTCAGCATATTTCTCCTATGGGAAGGTCACTGCACCTGTTGGTTTCAAAGTGACACTTGCGGTCAATGCACCGTCTACTGGTGCGGTTGGATTGAAGCCAGTCACAAAGGCTGTGAAGGTTATATACTTCACAGGCGAGCTTGGATATACAATATTCCAAACGCTGCTCGCTCGAGTGGTAAGGTCATAAAGCAGACCGCCGCTTGCGTTCTTGTGAGTGTTCTCGTTCGGGTCGTAAACGATATCAATCGTTACGCTTCCAGACCGTAAAATTGTCGCTACATGCTCTTCCCAACCATCGCCGTCATGCTCGGTCACATCAACGGTATCAAGCGTTGCGTTCAATCCCGAGATGTTCGTCACTTGTGCTACTTCCGTTCCCGGATAAGCACCTCTTGTCAACATTGTTCCAAATGCACTATATTTCGCCATTTCTACTCCTACGGACTATAAGTCGAAACTAAGGTCGGCTCGCCTGTGATTTTCAAAGTCACTGAAGCCGTCAATGCACCATCAACTGGTGCGGTTGGATTAAATCCGGTTACAAAAGCGTCAAACACGTACTCATTGTAATCATCATTTGGGAATTGCAGCGCGAATCCAGCGTAATCCCTGCCTACTAACTCTGCTAACAATGCCGCATGGTCGGCGTGGTTCGGGTCATAGATAATGTCTACCGTCACCGTTCCAGAACGCAGAATCGTTGCAGCATGTTCCTCCCAAAAGTGCGCTTGGTCATGAGTAGTTACATCTACTGTGTCCAGCGTGATATTTGGTCCAGAAATATTCGTTACTTGAGCAATTTCATTGCCTTCAAGAACGAGTGTTGCTCCATACGCACTATACTTGCTCATTGTTACTCCTCTGTGTGACTAATCAAATAGTCTACTGTAATTCTATAATAATCTGTGTCCGGCATGTCTAAGTGCTGCTCGAGAGCCGGTAACACCGCTTGCACTTTCATTGTGCTCATTGTACCTTGATACCCTTGCATTGCTGTACGTAAGGCATCTAAAACCGTCAATCCGCTCTTATATGTTTTAGAGTATATATCAAACTGAATTCTCGGCGATGATAGCGTTTTATCCGTTAGGTCATGAGTGAGCACCCTTGCCGTGCTGATTCTCTGATAAGTGATAAACGGGAAGGTCACGTTAGCAGGCGCATGGAACGCATATATTCTTTTGCTGACCACGCTTGTAATACCAACTAAGCTTGTAAGATAAGTTAGCAAGGCTTCTTCAATTCTCATTATCCACCTAACTGCTTCGCTACTTCACGCCCAATTGCATCGATAATCTCGCCTTTATTTTCATCAAAGGCAGGACGCAAGTAAGCTCTTGTCGGCATGTGGACTTTCTTTGCGAATATCCGCTTGCCGTCCTCACCTATCCATGAGAGAGCTTTTGCTCGCTTAGGATAAATGTCTCCGCCGAATTCATGAATTGCAGCGTACACTACACCTCTTGAGCCAACCATAACACTCCATGCAGCTTTATCATAGATTTGAATTGAACCAATCAAGTCACCAGACTTATGAAGACCGTGACCTTCTGCGTTCATTTTGGCATGCGCTTCTACTACTGTGCCACCATGCACTAACGCTTGCGTTCCGGATTGCCCTGCAGCTTTGACCTTTCCAATTAAGGCGTTCACTTCGGACATATCCCACTCAACCTTGATAATCATTAGTGCTCTATCTTTCTTGCGCCAAAACGAATTGCACTCACGCCAGCTTGAATTGGAGTAGTTATTTCATACTCCCAACTAACTACGTCACCCCTGAATGAAGTAATCAGGAAGTGGTCTTTCTGGTCTATTTCAAAACCAACCGGAAGCCTTATCGTGATTTCATAAGTCGTAGTCGTTAGGTCTGATTTGTTTTCTCTGCCTTCGTGAGCTTCTATCCCACAAGGCGTTGGGCTTGCAGCTTGAGTCCATGTTTCAATATCATCACCGACTTCGTCAATCGTTACAGACCAAACCTTGCGATAACCTTCGTCTGCCATATGCCATTCAGCAGCTTCTCGCATTTTATCTTTTTCGGTTTCAGTCCATATCTGCGGTGTCATGTCAAGTCGCTCTCAAATTGCTCAATCCATTCGTTATAAGGAAGGTCTTCCCAACCTAAACTTCCGACTGATGTAATCGGATATTGTTTCAAGTGAAGGGCTAAGGCTTTAGAACGGCTCTCAAAGTAACTGGCTTGCTTCAACATCATAGTGTGTTTCTGCGAACGGTGAAACGTACCGCCGTCTGCTGTAAAGTCAAACTCATCGGTAAGCTTTGCAGCTTTTTCAAGCCAAATCAGCGATGCGACTTTGTATATATCATAGGTCGCTTCCCAATCATCTTCGTCTGGAAGCACACCATATCTATCAATGCAAGCGGATTCTTCAATTCGAATGGTTAGGTCGGTATCAGTATAAATAGCCATTGAAGGCTCGTTTATCATCAACCGTAACCGCTTAATTTCTGACTGTGTTACTGTCATGATGCGCTCCTATCGGGTGGGATTGTTCATCCCACCCGTTTAATTGACAGGGCTTACTCTGTTAGGCTGGTGAAACTTCAGCAGGCTCTAAAACGCTGAATGGATAACGAGTCGCTTCTACAGAGTTCACACGGTTAATCGGATTAGGAACTTGCCAACCCATACGCATGTAACAACGGAGTGCAACCATATCCTGCTGGGCAAGGTTGTAAAGAATCGTGCCTGTGTCAGGGTCTTGAATTACTGCTTGGTCTAACACCTTGTAAGTAAGGTCTGTCCGGAACGCATATACTAACTTGTTCCAGTCACCGCATACCATCAACGACTCGGTCTCGTCAAACCCACCATTCAGTGGGAAGTAAGTCGGCATGCCGTCAATAGTGTAAGGTGCGGTATTCGGGCTCATGCCAGTCATAGCAGGGCGGAACAAAGGCTGTCCGCTTGTAGCATCACGCAAACCACGCAAACGACCTCGCATTGAGATACCAGCGATAAAGCCGTTAGGCATATAGCCGTCAAGCTCTACATGGCTGATTAAGCCGGGTGTTGGAACGGTGTCATCATAACCCATGATGTCATCATAAAGGTCGCCGATGTCGCCTAAACTGAGTGAATTACCGGCTGCAATGGCTGCAGCTACCACGTCAACGGGCCATGAAGCTGGCGCACTAGTACCATGCAGAATAGCTGCATCAATAACCTGTCCGAACGCTTCACCGATATAAGGCTTGATTTCACTCCAAATATCGTAATCAGCATCTTCAAGGGTGCTGATAGCAATCGGAACAATAGCAGCGATTTCTTCTGCATAAACGTACTTATTCTGCCATTCTGCAGTAGTCCGTTCCTTGAAACCGAGAGAGTTAGTTCCCGAAGGTGAATCGGCAGGGTCGCCCGGCACACCGTCAACAAAGTAAGCCAAAGGCAATGCGCTCATGACTGGCAATCGGCGTTGTCCTCTGCTCATGTTTGCAAGCCTGCGACCAAGTCGCAACACGACTGAATTTTCTACTGCGGACTTAAAGATTTCAGTTGAAGCGTCCTCAGGAATAAGGGCTTCAGCGTCTGTTCTGGTAATCATTTTCTACCTCCAATTAGATACCTGCAGCTCGTCTAATAGCTGCATTGATGTCATTAGTTACAGAATTATCTTGATTTCCGGCGTTGGTCTGCTTTGTAATCCTAAATAATTCTGGCGCAAGTTTCTGTAATTCTTTCCACTTCGGATTCCCGTCCTCAGAGAATAAATTTTCTGAAACTGCTAAGGCGTAAGCCGCCTTTACATTTGCGCAATTGACACCCGGTCTAATTGCTTGCTCGGCGAACGTGGCTCTGCGATTGTATTCCATAGAACGCTGTTCTGCTTCTTCCAATTGCTTGGCTGTCTCAGCCAGTTTAGCTTCAAGTTCGCTTCCTTTCTCAACTGCCGGAGTGAGAGATTTTATCTGCTCTGCCAGCTTCCGGCGATTATCTTTTTCGCTTTCAAGTGCGTTTTTCAAGCCCGAGATGTGAGAGTTGTAAAGCTCCTTCACAGGCTCGTCTAAAGTTTCTACAAACTTGTCAAATGTCTCGAATGACTCTTTCGGTTCTGACTTCTCTACTTCTTCTGGCATTATCTCTAACTCCTTCTGGTATTATACACTATTTTCCCGATTATTTCAGTCTAATTTTGGCTTCCAATAGTAATATATAGGCATCTCCTATTACATCGAATTCTCAGGCATTTTGTCCCTTAGACTTGCTTTACCAAACAAATTGTCAAGGCTTATACCCTGTTCGCTGATTTTCCGCATAGCTTCTTCTTCACTGATGAAGTAATACGCATAACCGTCTCCTGTCATCCCTGTGATATCACCAAACAAATCAGAACGTTTCTCCCACCTACCAATCTCCCAGTGCATAAAATAGGTAACGCCTTTATCAGTTATCTTATATATCGCACCCGGTGAATTTTCTACATATGGCGGACGAAATAGATACTTGCCAAATAATTCCTCGTAGGATTGTTTCGATAAATCTACCCGTTCTCTCACTCTTTACTCCAATTCTTGTATATCTTCATTATATACCTTTTGTCATTAAGGATAGTAAAACGATGCAATAGCAGAATAATTGTTCGGCACGACATAGGACTCTACCTTCCATGCGTCTATCATTGCCTGACTCATGGCTATCGCTTCGGGAGAACCATTTGGCAACCGTCTCCAATCTTCATAAAGAAGGTGATTCGATGACTTGATTCGGAACGACTCAGGCGTATGGAATTGAATTTCAAACTCATGCCCTTTGCTGTCAATCCAGTTCGTATTTATTCCCTGATAAGCACCGCTGGAACCAAAAGAATTCGTGCACCGAGATTGTGTAAATCCTTTCTGAATCAACTCGTTGCTCACTTGCTGATAGTTCTCGACCAAGTTTTCCGGATTATAAACCGCCGTATATCTTAGGCTGTCACCGATACGCACCGATTTCAATGGGACTTTCTGTTCTTGCATTTCCTTCTGCAGCTTGCGAGTCAATGATTCTGATGTCTTGAATTTATTTTCCAAGCCCACCATATAACCGCCACTGTTAGAAGTGCTTTGAACCAGTAATGGCGTAACTGCCTTTTCTGCTCCTCTCATTTGCCTTAGCATAGTTTCGGCTCTTGCTCTAAATTCTGCCTCTGTCACCGGTCTCTTTGGCGCATACATTCTCCAATTCGGCGACAACTCCTTCAATGGTCTAACACCCGGACTCCCACCCCATACCGGATTCTGCCTAACCACTACCATTTGGTCTAAGGTAAAATCATCTCGCTTCCAAGCATCAAAATAATTGTTTCCCATTATCTTGCGCTGTTCTGCTTCGCTCATTTTCTCGAATCGTTCCTTGCCGTGCTCCCAATCTGTTGACTTGCTGTCCGGGTCTAAGACCGGAACCATTTGGCAAGCTCCGTTCGGATGGTCATCTAACGCTTCTTTTGAAGTATAGAGCATGCCATCTAACATCATGCAAGCGAAACAAGCGTGCTTCCGACTGGCAAGGCGGCGATAATATGGAACTTCATACTCTTGATAGGTTCTCAAAGTTGCGCTGCGGTGCGCTCGGTTGACTTCTGTCCGGCTTATAAGCAAGGCTCTTTTGTAGGTTATGTCTACAACTTTCATCATCAAACCTGCGATTTCAGTCATTGGCATACCCATTGACAGACCAGTCATCAGCGAATTAGTTAGTTCATCATAATGGTTCGGGCTTATATCCCTGAACAATTTGTCTAATGGCGCATCTCGAAGTGTTATAGCCTGAATACTCTCTATCTGTCCTTGCGGTAACCCTTTGAAGTAACCCATAGCGGTTGTATCATATAAGCGACCTGTAACAAGCGTACCCATGTCTGTACTAAACCGAGCTGCCTTGACTACCTGCTGCTGAGTGTAATTCTTAGCCCACCCTGCATATTGTCCTGCGGCATTATCCGCTTGCTCTGCTAAGGCTCTGTAATAAGCGTGCTCATTCAACCACGCTTGCGTTACTTCTTTCCCTGACTGCTGTAACGCATAGATTTCTTTAGCTACTTCGTCCGCCTTGTTTTGCAGTCTGTTCCTTATAGTGACCCAACGCCCTGACATGTACATAGTGTTTTCATAAACCATCGCATCTAAGGCTTGAGCGTGCTCTAAAGATAACTTGACTACTTGCGGGAGTGCTGGCATTATTCAGCTTCACCTTGTTCTATTTGAGTTAGCGTACTTGTCTCTGGAAGGTAAGGATTATCGCTCTGATTAAAGCGAATAGTCGCCATTTCTAAAGCTGCTTTCGCTATATCGGCATCATGAACCTTCTGCTCTTTCATATCCGCTAACATCTGTTGGATTTCATCTCCGCCCCAACCAAACTTCCGTAAGATTGTCACTAACGGGATTCCCATTTCTTTCATAGTCTTCATGGCGTTAGTTTGCGTTGCGATTTGTTCGGTTTCTGGCGGTACCCAAACACAAACAGTGTCTTCAGATTCCACTACATAGCTTGACAATTCAAGCCACTTCTCTTCAAAGGATTCCATGAGCTGAGATACCTTCTTGATGAGCGGTGTTTCCATAACCGTCAAGGCTTCACCGGATATATTTGCTCCGGTGTGCATAAAGTAATGTTTCGGCGTTCTGCTGATTACTGCGATTGTGTTCGTCAGCTTGTCTATCGTATCAAGATACATGCCTAAGTTCGCTGTTCCAAATTCGCCTACCGAAGTTCCTTCTTCATCGCTTGCGCCTTTTGGAATTCTCATAATGCTTTGCGGACTCGCTGTCAGCGAACTAATGTCTGCGTTCGTAATCATCCAGCGTTGCGGGAACGCATTGAATTCTGCAACCACCATCATGTCTGAAAACGTTTTATTGATTGCATCTTGCAGCGGCACTATATTAATCAGCTCGCTTTTCGCTCGATAATGAATAATAGGCACTCGCCCAAAGATATTAGGTATTTCTTCAACCAACGTGTAACTGGTTTCGGTGGTCGCTTCGCCCTTATATTCATACTTTTCTATCCTGTCAGGATAATAAAGATTCAAATGGCTAATTCCGGTAGTTGCTTCAAAATAAGTCTTGCACCCTAACCGCTTTTCAAGTGGGTCATCATCTTGATACAAAACAACCACTTGGCTCGGCGAATTATAGAACGACCTCAATTCACCGTCTACATAATCCAGCATGATAAACCCATTGCCTGATACTATGGCATCCTTGTGCACCTGCCGTGAGATTGTCTGCAAGTATTGCGAAACCCAAAATTCATCTAATGAATTATTAGCATCTTTCGCCGGATTATCCCAACCTTTCAGCACCATGCGGTCACAGGTCGTATCAATTACAACCGCACACCAGTTCTGGATGAAGTTGACGGTAGAACGGTCAAACACCTGCTTCAATCTTTCATGAGTGTACAACAAAGGCTGGTCGCCTGCGTAATATTTGTTTAATTTTCTCGCACCATTAGCTTGCGTCACAAGTGCGTTATAGGCTAACTTCAAGTCCTCGTTCATTAGTATCTCCTCTGCTCTGCTACTAAATTGAGTTTACTCTCTTTTACTAATTCTGAAAACGCTCCTGCAGCGGCATCCGCTACATCATCATGCTCGATTTCTGGTACTCCGTGCATATTGTAAAGAAAAGTATCATTCCAATTGCCTTTCACCAGCTTTACCAATCCCATCTCAGCACTTGCAGCTAACGGCTTCCACGCGATTAGTTTGCTCTGCGACTTGTTTACACCTTTAGCATCAATCCCTGCCAACCTCTGCGTTCTGGCTACGCTGTCTCTTTTGGCACTGCTACCCGGCTCAATCTCCCACCTTGCCATATATCTGCCACCTATTTCTTCTCGGTTTCTGTCTCTCACGATAATATTGTCTATCGTTCTGTCCGTTTCGGCTGGAGATAGTCTGCTCAAAAACATATCCGTTACATAATAATTCCTGCCATCGTGCACCATCTCTATCCCACAAGTGTAATCTGGGTCTCTGTTTTTCTTGCTGACCTCTGTCGCTGCCATGTCGAAATAGCGCACTCTCAAGCCTGACAATGGCGGGAAGTCTACTATTTCAAACCAGTCTCGATTGAACACCTTGCCTGCTGCTGGTCTTATCTTCCAGTTACCACCTCGAACCGGGTCACCTAACAATCTCGCTCTATCTACAACACCCATCGCCTGTAAACTCGCTACATAGCCCGGGTCTTTATTTAGCAGAATAGGATTGTCATAAACTGTGAACGGGATATACGTAACCGTTTTCGGCTCGCACTCTTTGCCAAACTGCTTTACTAATTCCTCTTTCGTGTCTGCCCAATATATCTTTTCGTCTATTCTGGCGAAAGCTCTCAACACACCAACTCTGTCCATGTCGGCATAACCATCATCTGCTATCCACCAACCAATAAAATCAGCCAACCAGCCCGGCATCGGATTCGCTGTCGCTCTCTGGTACGACTTGACTCCGCTCACACCTCTGTTTCTCGACCCCATGTAAAAGAACATCTTTTCTGTGAACGTCTCGAGTTGGTCCCACAGAATTAGCTCGGACTGCGTACTTTTCCAGTTTTCTAATGCAATGTCGTTCGTGATACTACCAAAACTGATTGTTGCTTCACCTATCCTCCAACGCATCAAGCTCATGTTTGGCGTGCCACCCAACTCTGGATATAGCCTGCTCGCTTCTTCCCAAATGCCACCCGGCTTTGTGATTTCAGGATAAGTTCTCCGTAAGAACACCGCATTAAAATTCTTGGTATTGACATGCCGTAACGGCTCCATCAATAAAGCGTATGTCTTTCCTCCACCTGCAGCACCGCCTCCAATAGCAATATCAGCCGGACTGCTCAGAAACTCGCCCTGCTTTGGCTGCGGTCTAATTTCTATGCGATTCTCAGTCCGGGTTATTTCCATCATCCCTGCTATTGTCTGGAATGTAAACATGCACCTGCGGATTTATGTTCATGTCTACTTGGCTCGTTTCTCTCCATCCCATCTTAGTTTTCAGGAAAAATATCATAGCGGTCACATGCCCGTCTGCTTCCGGGTCAAGACATGTGCGATAAAACTCTGTTTCTACATTGTCCTTCATCGCCTCACGCTCTTCTTCCATTACCTCCATAAGCTTGGGATTCTTTTCAATAAATCGGCGTACATGTGTTCTGCTCCAGCCAACGGACTTAGCGGTAGCGGATAAATTGCCTCGCTTATCGTGCAGCCTCTGCTCTAATAGCTTAACCGTTAGTCTTGGGCGTTTCGGCTTCTTATTCTCAACTGCTTTTTCCGTCATTTTATACTGTCCTATTGACCGAGATACTCTGCAGCCATATATTCAATCGCTTGCCATTTGTTCTTAACTGTGATTTCCTTACGAGCGAGCATTGTCTCAATTGCTCTCTGAATTACTTTAGCCGATTCCACTGGTATCTGATTCGTGCCAGCAACCAGACTGAAACTAATCCACTCGTTCTCTTTGCGCTCTTCTATGGCGTAATCTAAGATTTCGTCTTTATGATTCTCGTACACGTCCAGCACCAACATCAAGGCAACTGCATTGTTCCTAATCCCATACGCGCTCTTCACTTCTTCCTTGCTGTGTAAATCATAAACCCCTCTGTATTTCATGCTAACCGGCTTATCTGTGAATACCGTTGTCTGAATTAACGAGACGGTTGCTCCTATCGAGTTCTGCATCAGATTTTGAATCTCTTCCGTCTGACTTACCAACAATATCAGCTTGCTAAGTTTTTTGTGTTTATTCTGCATACGCTCTACACTCATGTCCAGCGTCATTTGCACTGTCCCAGACACCAACGAGCTGAAGCTCAATACTCCAATTAAATCATCATCCTGATTCAATACCGCTAACGCCAGAATAACAAAGTCAGAACCAACAATACTCTTTTTTAGGTACATAGCTCTCAAATACCTGTATTGCGGAATAGATAGTTTCACTAACTTCAAATCGTTGATTTCTCGGTCTTTTATTGGCTTAAACGGAACATTCTCGTAAGTTGAAAAACTTGTCATATAGAATTTCTCAGTCACCGTTCCGTATAAATATACCGGCTTGTGCTTGTCATCCGATTGCACTTTCGCAAATAGCGGGTACTCCGGCTTTATTTGGTCGCTCATCAATAACCAGTTATCGTGATTCTGAGCAATTTCTGCAAGTCGGCTGAACATCGCCTCCGGAGTCACCATCTCGTACTCTGCACCACACCATGAATAAGCTCGCTCTAAATATTCATAAAGCTTTTCATAACCACCACCGTAAGTTGGCGGAAACGCTATCAATACGGCTTCCTCTGGCGCACTCTCAAAATGGCTTACTACATCACCATTAAAATAACTTTTTACCGGAATGTCTAAGGCTCTCTCTAACTTCGCCTTGCTTAGGTCAAATACCTTGCCCCAATCTGCCTTGTAGCCCTCTGCCATTCGATTGTAATAACTATTGCTCCGCTTGTACCAGTATTCCAGATAGTCCATAGACATGACCATCGTAACTACCTTGTCTAAGTCCGACTTCCACCAATCTGTAATCCATGACAATTCTTCGTCTTTTAGCTCGTAATCAACAGGCTCCTTAACCAAATATCGCCCCAACGCATAAGTGTAAAGCGATACATCGTTACTATGCAACGTCCCTACATCACGCAATATGCCCTCTACCGTGAAGTTGCCAGAACACCCTACATAAATCTCACGCCCCCTGAATTGGTTGCGCAAGTTGTATAGTAGTTTTCTCGTGGGTTGGTTTATTGACCCTGTGAACATTAGGCTCTTTTCTCTAAATTATAGTAATGAGAGTTGCTCCCAGAATGGCTCTTCCTCTGTGATTTCCGGCGGGAGATTCGCTAAGATTTCTTCTTCTACCTCTCGCACTGGCTCTCCTGTCTTGCTCTCCCACCATTCTGCAAAATGACGGCGATGACAATCTTTCCCGGCTACCACGTTCTCAAAACATAAAAGAACCAATGGCTGACCACCGCTCTCTCTGGATATGTTTTGTAGTCCTTCTGAGATTCTCTCAAATGTTATCTCGTCCAAATACTCAAGATACTTGCCCTTGAATTTATCATCCCACGCTATCCAATACGGCGGTGCTAAAAGTTTGAAAACTCGCAATTCATAAGGTAAGTCCCACTTCGGCTTGCCTCTCGATATCTGAACCTTTATCCCGTCAAAGGCGTTCAACCCTCTGTAACTGTACCTGCTCGTGTATAAAATAGGTTGATTATTCATGACTTCATTATACTATATAGCTGCTCTATATGCAAGTGATTTTGGGCTTTACGCCCAAATATTCAATGATAATTTTATAAGCTTCGACTCCAGAATAAGCGACTTCACATTTGTACCCTCGTCTACTTACAGCCTCGCCAAAACTCTTTTGTGAGTCTGTGAGCTTGTTCTTCCCATACTTCATTTCCAGAAACATTCCGTGATACCCTTTGCTCGGGATGGGTACAAATATGTCCCACACGCCACTTTTTAATCCCTCTTGTTTCATCTTGGATTTCTGAGCAGGTGTCGAATAGAATCCGTTGGGAGTGGCAAATATCACGCTCAAATTAGGATGGTATGAAAGGAATTGAAACAAAGTCGCTTGCTCATCATGCTCAGACATGTATCAATTACTCCTCTTTCGCTAATTCCGCAAGCAGGTTGATAATTTGTTCGATAATTTGCTTTTTACGCCCAATATCAGGAAGTTTACCTCCCAAACGCTTGGCAATTGATATAAGTATATCTATATCCTCCGTGACTGTGTTTTTGCCGTATTTTTCCTCTTTGAGTCGAGTTGCGTTCCAACCCCCATCAATGACCTGCTCCAACAACCCAATATCTGCCGGGTCTGTTGGATTCGTGTTCCGATAAATTGTCCAGTCCAAGCTCTGGTACATCTCTCGATACTTCGGTTCCCATGTTTCTGCCACCCGATAATAATCATATAAAGTTGAAGCGGCTACACCAACCGCTCCTGCTAAGTAATTCAGCACCTCTTTCTTTTGACCATCGTGCTGCTTAACGATTTCAATAAGATAGTCGCCTATCTCAAACCTCATGCTCCGCATATTCTCAAACTGCATTATGAGCACGTTAACTACTTCGTCTGATATTTTCACTGTCTCCTCCGGTATGAGTATATTCTACACTATTTTATCCTTCTAAAACCCAAAACTCTCTTGACCTTTTGGAACGACTGTCCAATATCGCCCTGCAAGAACATACTGCTTCCCATGTCCATAATCAATAAGCTGAGCTTTAGCAGTAAACGTTTTCATGTCCACCAAATAATCCGTTCCTGTCTCAGTCTCATGAATTTTGATTTTCTCAACACCGTCCAAAACCGCCTGAACAATGATGTCTTCGTCAAAACCCCACCCTTGATTCTGCCGGAACATATGTTTACTTTTCCGGACATTCTTCATCAAAAGCTCACCCTTCCTTCGTGCCACCACTTTTCCGTCAATGTTTCGATAGCTATTCATTCCTCACTCTCCTCAACTAACGGACAATTCGGGCAACGCTGGGTAATGAAGTCTTTAACGCTCATAAAGCATTTTTCGTTTGGCTCAAACCTACAAATAAGTCCATAACCGCCTGTAACCATATCGTATAAGTTTGATACAAATGGACAAGTGCTTGCGCTTTTAGGTAGATTATCTACAACAACTTTGACGATTTTCATTCCTGCACCTCCGCCTCACCTGCTGCCCACCACAACCACACACCGAGCAGCAGCAGAACTAACATTACGCTTATGCCTGCGAGAAAGCCTGCGATGAAGGTCATTCAGTCACCTCCGGCGACTCTGGAAACCGCATCCAGTGGGATGGTCTTATCGGTCTTAACGGAGTGTCTCTGTCCATAAACTGTCCCGCGAAAACAAGGTAATAACCCATGCCAATATATTTGCCATCCCAAAGCCAAACTACTTCTCCGTCTTCCGGCAACTCGCCATTCGCTACAACTCGCCAGCGTTGCTTTTCCTCAAGCTCGGCAATGCGGGCGGTAAGGCCGTTGATTTGTTTATCACTAAAATCATATACAAGAGGACAGTCGGGTCGTCTTTTGTACGGCTCATCTGGCACTGTTGTCTTTCTGTCTTCAAGAAGCAAACAGTACATTTTGGCGACACAATAATTACATCTTTTGCATCCGCTTGGCATCTCGTCTACAAGAACTTTTATTATTATCATCCCTCACTCTCCTTATTTATCTCAAGCATTGCTTGCCTTACGCTCTCAACCTGCCACAACTGGAATTCATTGTTTTGGTCTAACACGATTGACCAGTCGCGAATTAGTTGGCGAAATTCTGCGTTATCTTTTTCAAGCTCGGCAATGCGCTTGCGGAGCTCGTCCTCTATTGGGCGGGTGTTCCAGCCATACTCGTCACGTGCCGTTCCACTTGCCGCGCCACAAAACTCACACACTTTTGGTTCTGGCTTGGCAGGTTCTTCTTCTGGGATTTCTGTCCACCAACCCATTCCGTACAAACACTCAAGCGGTTCGCCTGTTGGTAAACAACCCCTTGCTAAATCATCTTCAAACTTGCTCATTCCTCACTCTCCTTACCGTACACAATTGTTTGCGTTTGTGTATCGTTAGGTGACTTATTATCCTGCCGCCCTATCTCGCTATGAACGGTGAATCGTTCACTTTCCGCCTCAAGTTCGGCAATGCGAGCGTATAAAACTGCAACGTCCTGATGTAATTGCACCACATCGGATGGAGTTAGTGTCACATTGATACTGCCATACATCGTAGCTGTTCGTTGCCACATATCTAATTTTTTTTGTAGATTATCCAGTTTGCTCATTCCTCACGCTCCTTGTTTATTTCAAGCATAGCTTGCCTTACGCTCTCGACGTGCCATAGTTGAAATAAATCGTCTTGTTCTAACACGATTGACCAGTCGCGAATTAGTTGGCGAAATTCTGCGTTATCCGCTTCCAGCTCGGCAATGCACTTGCGGAGGTCATCCTCAATCGGACGGGTGTTC